TCTGATCCAAAAACTAGATTAAAAGAGATTATAGACTCTTACCTCGAAAAAGATGGTGGAGGAATGATCGACACAGGTATTGTCGCTTCTCATCTTGCTCAGATGAAATTGTTTGGAGTTAGACAAGGAGTTGAGTTCTTTCCAGCTCAAGATAACTTTGGTGCTCAAAGAAAAGATTTTGTAGATCGTGTAGTTAAATATAATCAACTTGATACTAGACTAGACTCTATATGGGATTACTTTCTTTGTGATGGACAAGGTATTTTTTACATCAGACCCACTAGCACTAATTACAGATTTTATTATTTTAGGAAGCACGAATATAGAAGTTACTACAATGTTGATGGTGAACTTGATGAAGTTGTAGTTATCTACAGTTATAAGGTAAGACAAGGTAATGGGTTCCAACAAGAAATAAATACAACATCTATGAATGGTCCAGCAACGATGGGTCAAGGAGGAGCAAAGAGATATATAAAACTATCTATAAAGAAAAAGACTATTGAAGAAACTCATTCTGAAGGTGAGTTATCTTTTGAAACTAATTATCAAAGCATGCCTGGTAAAACTAAAGTATTTAAAAATACTCTAGGTTTTATTCCTTGTGTAGAGATATTTAATAATGCAAAAGGTTTTGCAGCTGAAGGTACAGGAGAATTTGATGCTTTAGCAAATCATATCTGTACTCATGATGAAATGATAAGGACAATGCGTAAGAATGTACAATTCTTCGGTAATCCAACATTATTATCCTCAAGACCAAAAACAGATTTAATGGAATCTGGAGAGTCTGCCGTACAACGTCCATCAATTGCTGCAAACTCTGGATTTGCTGGAATGGGATCTTTAAGTCAGTCAAGATTTAAATCTGATCCTTTATCTCGTGGTGTGGATGGACAGATAAGAGTTCCAAGAGTTATAGCTAATTTAGAACCAAATGATCGTGTTGGTTATATTGTTCCTGATGCAATTACTGGAGATCAGAATTCTTTCTCTAGACAATATAGAGAAGAGATAAGAACAGCATTAGGTGGTGTTGATGAACTATCTATTTCTGCTGGAGTAACTGCTACTGAATATAAATCATTATTTGGAAGAGTGGCTGCAACAGCTAAGAAAAAAGCAGCTTCACTTTATACATATGGTATATGTCGTTGTTTAGAACTGGTTATATTTCAAGAAGAACAAATGTTTAGAGAGACATTAGCAGCAGCTGTTGGATTAGAAAAACCTATTGATTTACCAGAAGATGCAACTCCAGAACAAGTTGAATTATATGGTGAAGCGATGAAGTTTTATGAAGAGCAAATTAAACAGTTGATGTTAGCTTCTCTTCAGGCTCAACAGATACCACCCGGAGTGAAAGGTTTAATCCCAGACGGAGATATCAACATACAGTGGAGATGGTTAGGACCTGTTTATGAGGACTCAACACAAGATGTATTGAACAATTCCATAGTTGTTAGAAATCTTCAAGAATTAGGCGTTGATAGCATAGAAGCATTGAAATACCTCTTTCCATCAAAAACGGACGAGGAAAGGGCAGCCATGTTATCAGGGTTCCCCTTTAGGATGGTCAATGAATTGCAGGGTGCATACTCTCAGTTCTCAAGGTTAGTGGGGGGAATGATGCAGACCCCTCATCCTCAATCACCTGATTTGCCAATGGCGGCAGACCCCAGGCTTGACCTAACACCTTATCTGTATCGAACACTCGAAGCATTACAAAAGGAGATGAGCTATGCCGGCAGATATCGGCCAATCGACCCCACAGATGAACCAAGCACCCGCAGCGACAAGCAGCGTGGCTCCAAGCAGCTTCGTGGCAGCGGCTCCCGCACCACAGGCGGCAACTCAGGTGCCTCAGGCAGCACCACAGGCTTACCAGGTGGGGATGGGTTATCCTCAGGCGGTGTCCAACTCGATACCTCAGGCAGCCCCCAACTACCAATCAAGCCCTACTCAGTACGCCCCCCAATCCCAACCAGCGGCACCAGCGGCAGCTCCGGAGGGGAATCCATGGGAATCGGCGTTCAACAAGGTAATGAACGTCCTGAGTACTCCAGTGCAATCCCCGTTCCAGGATCAGTCCTCAGTGAGTCCGACTCAGTACGCCCCGGTAAACTCAGCACAGCAGAGCAACGCCCAAGCTACTCAGCCATCGGCTCCCCAGACCTCGTCAGTCAACCAGGCATACTTGGGCAACTCTTCCCAAACCTCTTCCAATCCATCATTAGAGGCTCTAGCGGATCAGGCGGGAATGAGCGAAGACAGCAAGTACGTGATGAACGCCCACGGGATAGAGGCACCAGCGATACTAAATCAGTACGCCCTAAACCTAGAAGGAATGCTAGACGACGCAGTTAAATGGGGAAATCAAGCACAAGATTTAATAACAGGATACGCAAACTTTAGTGTTGCGGAACATCAAGAGAATATAGCTTATAACGAAATTCTTACTAATCCAGATGTACTTAGTGATTACACACTTAAGTTCTTTGGTCCTGAAGGTCCACATCCTGTATATGAGAATGAGCAACAGTTAGAAACTCAAGGTTATCCAACTGCTCCTCAGCCAGAGAACAATAATGTAATGGCTCAAGTAGGTCAGAATTTCCCTGCACCTCCTGAAGCTGCTGCACCACAACAGCCAGAAAACTTCTGGGGTAACTTTAGCGAAACAATGTCTCGTGACCCACAGAATGCATGGAAAGTTCTTAACCAAGTTCAGCCAAATACAGTACAGAATAAACTCTTTGTAATGGAGTAAGGTTATGAGACCTATGATCCAATATGGAGTTCCTACCGTTGCTGGTTTAGGAACTTCCGTAAGGGCTTCTAGAGAAGATGAAAATATAGGTCCTGTTGCTCTAGCTGGAGCAGCCGGTGCTGCCGGTGGTTTTGGTGGTTTACTAGCCGCCAGACAACTTGGACCGGGAGGAATGTTAGCTGGGAAGTTAGCACCTTTTATAGGTAAAATCGGAGAAAAAACTGCTCCTATTTTCCTTGACTATGGTAGGAATCGTAGAGGTTCCAATAAAGTACCTAAAAAAGCTTTTTTAGGAAAACAAGCTGAAAGATTAGGTCAAGCTTTACCTACTCTTACTGATCCAGCAGCATTCCAAGAAGCTCTTGCAGACCCAAGTATTGCTAGGAGTTTCGGTATTGCATCAGCTGCCGCCACAGTACCTGCTTCCGCTTTAGCTGCTGGTCTCGGTGGTGTTGCCGCTGGTAAAGCAGTTGGAGCTTTTGGCGTACCAGGATTTGTTGATCCTGAAGCTTATGGATCTAGTAACTCACCCGGTGCTAGATATAAGCAATCAACAGTAAACTACGTTTAAAAAAACTAGGTATATTCTTTATATTTAGTAACGAAAATTAGATACTGTTAAAATTTTATTTAGATAGGACTAAAATGTCTAATTCTTTGACCCCGATAAATCATTAATGCACCTTTGGAGGATAAAGCAAAGTGTTTATAGATAATGACTTTCCCAAGATTTTGGGTGCCGAGCTGTATAGGCCCCACCCAGCATATGTTGCGGAAATGGCTACTGAGCCTGTCGTGGTACATGATTTTGCAAGACAGCCTGGACAAACTGTCCAGCTCGATAGATACAAGTTCTGGGGAACACCAGGTACTAAGGATTCAAGAGAGCGTATTGCAGATCAGACCATTGGCACAGCAAATAGTCGTAATATTACAAAAGAGAAGGTACTTGTAGTACTTAAAGAGTACACAGGACCTGCAGATCCAGGTGATGCTACACAGCCAAGTACATTTAAAATTGCTCGTGAAACTCTAGTTACAGCACAGCGTCTTCTTTTAGACACTGGTAACTTAAATATGTTTCACCAGTCTATAGGTAGTCTTACACTTTTAGACGACTATAGAAGGTGGAGAGATAGAGTCTTCATTGATGAACTTGCAAAAGCAGAAGCTAACGGAGCAGCTACATCTAATCAAGGTGGATACTACTTCGCTGGTGGAAAAACAAAAGATTCTTCTGGACGTATTGCATATACAGCCACTGAATATGGTAATCAAATCCAACAGTTCTCAGTAAAGACTGACCTTTTAACTGTTGTTAAAGATTTACGTAAGCGTAATGTTCCAACATATGCAGACGGTTTATATCGTTGCTTAGTTGATCCAACATTCATGATGCACTTACGTCGTGACAGTGACTTCAGAGAAATCGCTCGTTACGCTGGTGCTCCTGGTCAAGG